CATCAACTATTTCGGTATCAATATCAACAAATTCGAGTGGCTGAAGCGTTTTAAAGTATAAATTAAGCGTTATTCCGTTAAAGGCAAGGATTTTATCAAAGGCGTCTAATAAAAGCTCTTGAAAGGGCCTTATCACGGTATTATCCATAAGTATTGACGCGGTTTTTAGTTCATCGGCGTTATTCCCAAGGCCGGATTGATCCTTTATACCTAAAAGCATTGGCGATACGATACGATGCGAAACCATTATTTTACGCATACTTTCATCACTTAGAAATTGGTATTGGTTATGCGCGTCGCTTAGTTGGATCGCTTCAATACTGCTTTCTGTATCGGCGTTTTCATTAAAACTTAGGATAAACCGCCCGGCGTTAGAAGATCCCGAGTATTTATCACGAATTGATCGTTCAATTTGTGCTCTTTGTTCTTCATTCGGCACCCCATTGTTAAAGTTAATTAGCATACTTGGTGCAAGGCCGTTTAGTATGTTGTTGAGGTGGTAATTTGCAATTTCTTCTTCAAGTTCTGCATATTGTAAACCACCTTGATAATCTACCGGGCTAAAATAATAATGACCGGCTACATAAGGCCTAACGTAAAGTATTTCGATCGCTTCTTTACTTGTTCCGAAAGCCGGTATTCTTGTTGGCTTGTCAGTCGGTTTAATTACCGACCAATCCGGGAAATAATAATAAGCTTCGATTTCTCCTTTTTCGTTACATTTTTCCATTGCCAAGGTTTCGACCGGCATATGCTCAACTTGGGCTATACTATTGCGATCTTTAGAGTAAATTACTTGGATTGCACATTGGCCCATTAGTTTTAGATCGTATGTTAGTTTTCTAACACATTCTTTATTTAATAACGTTACGGCTTGTGCATATTCGTTAGGAAATAAGCTATTATCGGTTGCGTCGATCCCTTTCCCATAAATCATTTGAGAAACCCCGTTCACGATAGCGTTATTTGTTGGGGATCCGCTATAACGATCTATAAGGTATTTAAAGTATGAATTTTTGTCGCCAAACGTAACCCAATCTTTTTGTTTATCAATTTGAATATCCGGCGAATTGTAATTGTTAAGATTTACAATATTAATTGCGCTCTTGGTTGATTTTTTCTTCATAATAAAATGTAATCATTATTGCCGGTATCGGCTTCCTTATACTGATCTTTGTTGTTATTGTATTTTACCCCTTGGGTTTGTTTTGTAACGAATGCTTTATCTCTGTAAACCACTTTATTACTACTTGAATTTTTCATTCTTAAAGTATAATATTTTTCGGCTTTTAAATCTTCATTAGAATTATTTATATCTATTTGTATAAAATCTCCGTCAACTTCAAAATTTTCTCCGGCCCCGAATTCAAAAACCTCTTGGGTTTCATCATCAATAAATTCTAATTCATAACCCGTTACCCCGTCTATGAAAGCCGGGATATTAATTTTTGGTAATATGGTTATTTTAGGTGTGCTATCGTTTGCATTAACTACTATCATATTGTATTAACGAACAAAACGACAATTTTTGCAAAGTGTACGTTAATTTGTACAAAAAAAGGGTGACTAATTAAAGCCACCCTAATTATTAACTAATTCAAATTATCCTTATGGGTTTATTTGATCCGAAGACACGGTAATACCGGTTGTTGCTAAATCTTGAGATAAAAAGTTAGCCGGTACTAATTCTTGCGCTAACAAGGTTAAAGTGTAACCACTTAGGTCACCCATTCCGGCTCCCGTCACAATAGTTCCACCATTCACATCTGCCCCGTGCTCTAAGCCACTTAAAAACAGATTTCCGTTGTTATCCTCAACAATTACGTGCGGACGCGCTACTGCGATTAATGCAATTTCATCGTGCGTATCTTTGTCAAGTTTTTTAAACGTTAAATTCAATGTTTGATCGTAAAATGTAGTTCCGTTTTCTCTTGAAGAATTAATTGTTTGTTCAAAAGAAGACGTTCCCTTTAGATCGTATTTGTAAGCCGTCGGTGTACCGGCGACCGTATCTATTTCTGCCGAGGTTGAAGCGTTTACATAAGCAATAGCACCTAATGTACCATAGTCAATAAAGTAAACTGCCTTTAAGCCCCCAACCGATTTTTTACAAGGCTCTATTCTGCCCGAAGTAAGTAAACAACTCATAGTTTTTATATTTTTTTAAACAAAAAAGGGTAGGTTATTTTACCCACCCCTTGTTGCTGATTTTTATTAATTTTTATGCTCCGTAATAAACTATGTCAGAAGCTACGCCGTATTGTACTCCGGCCGTGTAACGCATAACAAATCTCACGTTCTTTGAGCCGTCAATGTCGGCCATATCAATAATTTTCACTTCATTATGATCACTTAACAGACCTGTTCCGAAGAATAAATTTGATTTTTGAGAAGCAACCATTCTGTCGTCTGCTAATCCGTGTGCCGTTACCAAAGTAACCCCGTCATAAGAAAGAGATCCTCCGTTTTGATACCACATTGTACCTTGCGTGTTTACACCGGAATTGTTTTCCCCGTTTAGGAAAGATCCGAAACCGCCAAGGGCTCTCACGTATGCACGTGCAACGTTTTGAGAGATATAAATTTGCATATCTTCTTTTCCGTATAATGCACTTGGAATTGCGTCTACAACTTTACCAAGTTCTGCGATTACATTTGATGCAACCACGGCACTCGGGGCAATAGTTGTTCCGCCGTCTGTACCGAATTGTGCGTCTGCAAATAAAGTAGCAAATCCGTCGAAAGTTCCGGCACCGGCCGATCCACTCCAAATGTTTTGCTCTACCGCTTGGGCAACATCGGCCCCTACTCTTGCAATAAAGAAATCTGAAAATTTAGGTGGTAGGCTATCGTGAGCACTGAAACCCATACTTTCTGCTTCCCAATCAGATTGAAAAGGGGTTTTACAAAGTTCAAGATTTACTTGTAATTCTTTAGGATCTAAAATTCTTTCTGTTAAATCAACGGATCCGGTTGGTGTAAAATCACAAGAAGCGTTTGCGATCGCTGACGTATAGTCAACTTTCTTGATAACCTCTTTATCTTTTACATTCGGCTTGATCGAAATCAATCCTTGTGATAAAGTACTTCCGGAAAGTAATGCACTTCCGATATACTCACCGGCAAATTCCCCGGCGTATGTAGTTGTAATGTTTGTTGTAGTTGCCATAACTAATTTCTATTTATTTAATTTTTAATTTTTGATATTTTTTCCAATACAAGATCGAAAGTTGTTTTTTTGCGGTTTTGAGCAAATTTGAAATTTCTCGTTTTTTCTGTTGAAGCTTCCGGGTTGTGTTTGATAGGTGCTGACGCCGGTTTGCTTAATTCTGCTTTTAACTCGGCCGTTTCACTCAATTCTTCCTCAACTTCTTCTTCTTTAACTTCTTCTTCAACTTCTTCTTCTTCCGGGCGTAAATCGTCGATCATTTTTTTGATCTCTTGTAAAGCCATTTCAAATTCATCTCGGCTTACATAACCCATTTCCTTTTCTTCTTCTTCGGTTTCTACTTCTTCCTCAACTTCGTCGGAAACTTCTTCTAAGGAAGCAATTATTCCGTCTTTTTCTACTGAAAGTGTAAACCCGTTTTCCATTTTATAGGATCCCATTGGTAAAGCTACTTTTTCATCATCTGTAACAATAAAGACCGGTTGATCGGCCTCAAATTTATCAGCTTCTAAAATTGTGCCGTTTTCTAATTTCATTTGTTCTAATTTAGTTTCCAATCCTAACAAAGTTCGGACTGAATTTAAAGTATCAGTTGCACTCATAATTTAATTTTTATATTTAACGAATTATTATTTTTATTTTGCGTTTAAGCCTTTTTTTGAATTATAAACCATTCAACGCCGTCATTCCAAATTTCAATCCCCTCGTATGATTTGTTTATGCTTGTAGATTGTAGCCCGTCTATTGTTGTAGCGTCGCCAAAAGTTGCAATTTCGGCAATCGTGTTGGCTAAAAAAGTGCCGTCCGTAATAAATCTATAAGATTTGTATTTAAAAAAAGCACTTGTTATGTCGGGCAAAGTGATAACCATTGAGC